AAGGAATGCCTTTATTCCAAGGAATGTGTTTTCCTTTATATATCCCTTCCATCCCATTCTTATAATGAGATTTATATTCAGAACCAGATAAATCTTTGTTCCAAACTTCACGTCCTTTCAAAGATTCACATAATTTTTCTCTGGTCTTTTCAGATATTGGAATACCTACATTCCAAGGGATATTACCTTTTTTAAATGCCATAAAAATCCTTTCTTTGAGGGTAGGGGCAAGCCCCCTACCCAATTAATTTTTAGGCTATTGTAGAACTTCCACTTATCAGATTTACGCCGAATAATGCGTTTAGTGGTACAGCAACGAAGAATACTCTCCAAGATACTTTTGAGAAAGCATTGGTTGCATTGGAAGTATCTTGTGGTCCCGATACTTTGACGATAAGTTTGTCTTTTACGCCAGCAATTCTTGTTCCAGCATAAGCATGTTTTCCGAATATAGGAGTGTGATTGATAGTCCCGGTTGCAGAGTAGACTCCAAATCCTACGTCATGGGCAGCATATACACTCCCATCAGTAATTATTTCAGTCCAACCTTCAGTATCTTCTACCCAGCGGACTCCGCCCCATTTACCAAGTTCACCCTCGTATAGTTTGGCTGAACCTGCATATTCGGCAGCATTAACCCATTTACTATCTTGCATAAAATCATAACTTACAAACGGAGCTATAATCCCAATATAGTATTTGCCATCATATTTAGGGGCTTTATTGTGTTTAAGTACAGCAACAGCTCTTTCAACAGCCGCACAAGTTACGATATTTGAAGAGGTTAATCCGGTAGAGACTACGATTCTGAATAAATCACCAGTATCACAAACTTCTTTTAAAGATGGACTAAAGGTGATTGCACCGGTACTCGTTGCGGAGGCAATAACTACTGCACTAAAACCTGCGTTTTGTCCAGTTAATATTGTTATTACTCCATCATTCCAGAAATAGTCATCTTGTCCGCCTAACTCGGTGGCAGCAACTACTCCATTAACAGCAGAACCAGCATCACATACACAAGTTTTAGCGTAGGTGCTTGAATTATCTACCCTCATGGGATAGAATCCAGTAGCCATAGCCTTTCTATATTGATAATTTACACTTTCACCCATATTTGCGCCCTGAAGTTCAACTGCATCATTTAACACATCATCATAAGCAGTCAATTGTAAGGTTTCGGTAAGTCTTACGGTATTAGCATACTTTGCAACAGTTTTCTCAAAATCGAAAGCTTCCATTTCTACTTCAGCAGGATTTGCACCTTCACTTGTAGCTTCCATTATCTTGGTGAGAGGGACTAAACGGGTGAAATTAACACTCTTGCCTTCTTTTTGAGGAATATCACGAGAATGATCTGCAAATTGGTCGGCTACCATTACTGGTATAGCCATTTCAAGTAATTTTCTATCGTAATATACCTTCATTAAAGCGGAAAGTGTTGTAGTTGTAGTTTCAACAGCAGCATCAAAATCATTATTAGCCATTTATAATTCACGTCCTTTTTATTTAGATTTTTGTTTTTCCCCCGTGAATTACAGACTATTTAATTTTTATATTAGTAGTCTTTTGGTTTCCCGACTAATTTCTCAAGTTGTTCCATCGGCATAGTTTTGTAGTCGGTTGATCCACTTCTTGAAGCAGATACAGCCCCTTGCGGTTCGGTGTAGGTCTTTGATTTCTTGTTGGCTAATTCTTCTGCTTCTTTGTTTGCTTTCTCAACGTACTCTTTCTTTTCTTTTTCAATAGCGGCGTCAAGGTTCTGGTCACGGTAAATCTTATAGGCTTCTTCAAATGCCTTTGTACCGTAAAGGTCAAACAGCTTATTTCTGCCGTCTGCGTTAGTAAAACCTGCCAGTATCTTATCTACTGCCTTGCGGTTATAAGGAACTCGTTTGTCTTTATTTGCTTCGATTAACCGGCTTATTTCTGTTTCGTTTGCCTGTCTTGCCTGTACTACGGCAATCGGCTTGATTGCTTTTGAGATATAGGGCATGAGTGCTTTAGCCGGATCTTCGCTAAAATCATCGTAAAACTTCTGCTTTTCGGCATCAGTCATACTCTTAATTTCATTTTCTACGATGTTCCGGGAAGTAGCGTCTATCTGATACTTTTTCATATCGGTATCAAGTTTGTCGGCTTCTTCTTTATACTTACGTAGGTTGCCCAGTTCCTCGTCTTGTTTGGAGTGCAGTTTGCGTATATTAAGATATGCTTTAGCTAATACTTCGGCTGACTTCCCTTTCAGGTCGTCAGGCAGTTCTTCTATTGGCTCGGCAGGAGGCTCACCCTCCTTTACAGGTTCGGCAGGTGTAACAGGTGCAGGTTTTCCCTTGACTAATGCTTCCAGAGCTTCATCGGAAAGCTTTTCATAATCCTCTGTTTTTACCAGTCCAGTATCTGTTTCTCCTTGCGGGACAGATATTTGGGTATTGGTTTTTTCTTCGGTCATGGTTTAATAATTCTCCTTTTTTATTTAATTAAATGTTTCATGGTTTCTACCATGTTTTCCATAAGTGCTATTTGTCCTTCTTTTGTTATAGGAACGGTTTTATAAATTTCTCTTTTTTCTTCGTAATATTCCCCATCATCTTCATCGTACCCTGAAACTATTTTATACTTGCCTGTTGGTTTTTGGTCACTGATTACATTAGCATAACTATTTTCACCTAACCAAAACTTCCAACCTATGGTGTGAATACCACAAGATTTTTTATCATATATTTTAATATCCTTAAACATAATTCCCCCCTTATTTCTTAATCAACTTTTTCATAAGTTTTTTCAAATATATCTGGTTATACATGGATAATATTCGCCCTTTATTCCCTTTATTATCCAATCACCTAGACATACTTTCATATCACCTTCAAGTGTTTTCACTTTGCCATGATATTCAAAAGATTCCCCGCATTGTTTACACAAACCATAATTCCATCCTATTCCCATATCGTATAACGGTTCAACAATTGGATGTTTCCAGTCTTTATTCCATTGTTCAGCTTCTATCACTATGGGTTTCTTTTTATATTTCATATCATTCCCTCCTTATTTTTTCTTTAATTTCTGTGCCTCATCGCCTACATTGATGAGTGCGTCAATCTCTGAAAATAGATTGTCTATCGCCTCAATATAGGCTTGAGCATAATATATTTTACTTAATTCCTTCTCGGTAAGTGCCACTTGTGTATAATAGGCTTTCTTATCGTTTTTAATATTAACTATATCTTTCCAGCCAGCCGTGTTAATAGTGGTTCGCAGGCGGTCTGCCTGCTCAATGGCGGAGTCGTATTTGGTCATGGTTTCCTCCTTATAATTTTTTACAGTGGTCAGCAATTAATTCACCTAAAAATGAAGTGGTAATACCCCATTTATTAGCAAGTTCTTTAAAAGTTAAACCAGTGCTAAAACCATCATTAAAAGTTTTATAACTCATTCTCGGGTTGATAGGTTGTTCGTGTAATTCAAAACAAATTATTTCGCCAAAACTACCTCCACAACCAGTAGGCACTTTTTGATAAGTATTTTCTATATGTTCTCGAAATTTAATTATTTTTTGTTGTTTTCTCATCTTATTCCCCCTGCACTTGGCACATTCCCCACAAGGTTAGTAGAAGTCGGGGGAATCCTTCTGCCTAACCCTGTCTGTGGGGCATTAGCAGGAGTAGTGGATTTAACCCCTGCCTGATTGGTGGTCTTTTGTGCCTCTTTTCGTTCACGTGCCTCTGCTAATCCGGGAATTAGTTCCTCTAAATCTCTAAAATTCATATCTTCGCCTACACGCTTGGCTATCTCTTCTAAGTTAAAGACAGGTTGCATTTGTGGTTTGCCGTCTGGTCCCGCTGGGAGTGGGTTGCCCATCATATCCATAGCAGGCTTCATAAATAGCGGTGCTATCTCGGTTAATTTAAGCAGGTTGGCCAGCTCTACTTGATGTTCCTCAAATATACTAACCCCTCTTGGTATAAAGTCAGGGTTGCCGGCCATCTTAATATCTTTCTTTTCGATATCATTCTTTTCTTTTTCGGCTATCCATTGTGCGCCCTTCTCTTTGCCTAATACCTTGTAAGCTGCCTCTTTAGAGAAGAACTGCAAGTCATGTTTATAAATGATTTCTAATACCCTTTGATACCACGGTTCTAAACAATGCTTGACGGTGTGCTTGATAGGTTCGGCTGCGTTCCCCTGCATCATCTTGGTTGCCCCTAAGGTATCTGGTAGGCCTTCTTTGTTTGGCATTGAACTGATAACCGGGACTGCCTGCGTGGTTTTCATTATCTTATCTTCTAACATCTGTATAAAAGCGATTAGCGGTGTAAGTGAAGAAGCCTGTGCGGTAGTGTTGATAAAAGCCATTGCCCTGTTGACGTCGTCTACGTTGGGGTTGGTAAAGAATACTTTTCCCGGATGGGAGATAACTATTCCGCTGGATACACCTGCCATCTTCTGCTGGTTCATAACGGCCATTGGATTAGCTATAAGATTAATGCAGTCGGATAGTTTATTGTGTGCATTAGTTAGCTCTTCTGCGTAGGATATTATATCCTCGCCTGTGCCTACGCCAAACTGTTCGTTCGGCATTTTATCTTTGCTTGCGTCAACGAATATATTGCCGCATTCAAAAGGATACTCGTCATCCCGGATACATACTTTACGGTTGCCAATAGTAACGATAGCCCTGACATAATCATCCTCAAAGGCGTTCACCTGAACCTCATCATATATTTTGCCTTCAAGTAATGACTTCGGCACATCGCCATGATATTCCAGCAACTCTACCCTGTCAGTATTGATTTTGTTCTCGCCTACCGTATCTGTCCCACCCGGCATTGAAGTGTCTTTTAGGTCTAATATGCTGTGGTAAACCCCTTGCGTCTCCAATTGTCTTAGGTGTGATACAAACACATCGGGTTTACGGATAACAATCCAACTCTTATTCACATCAAGGGCAACGGGGTCAGGGAAGGCATTAAAGATATCACATACCTCGATATCCGGTCCCTCAAATGTAGTCTTGCCTTTCTCGGTCTTTTCTATCCAAGGAACTTTGGCCAGTGAATAGCCGTGTATCTCGAATTGCTTGATAAACCCTTCAGCCACGTTAAATAGTCCGCCCCTGTCTTTACCTACATTACCTAACTGATAAGCAATAATGTTCTTTAAGGCAGGGATAGAAGCTTCATCATTCTCTTCGCCTGCCTGAATATCGAAGGACTTGGACAGGTCAGCAGGGAACAGGATATTCATGTAGATAGGTAGTTTGGTGCGGACTGCTTCCTTTAGCGATGTTACTACATAGTTAGACTGCCAATCCTCTTTCTGGTCGGATCGTGTGCCTCTGTAATCAGCGTAATACTCTTCCCACTGGGCGTGGCGGTCTGCCATGTTGGTCTTGGAGTAGTTGTAGCGGTTCAAGACAAATTCTACGAGGGCATCACCTTTGGTCTTTGCCTTTTCGTCTTTCTTTTTTGTCAATGTAAATCATATCCTATCTCCCCCGAGAATTTGTTATTGAAAAAATCCCGACATTTCTGTTATAGTCTTCCCCTTACAATGTTCTTGTTGAATTTCCTGTGCGCCTCTAAATATAGGTTCTTCTTCTTTCCATTTCTTTAATATTTTTTTAACTTCCATAACTGTTTCGAGTTTTAATTCATCTAAATTATCCATTATTTTCCCCCTAAAATCTTTTGTAGTTTAGTAGCGAATATCCATACCCCTACCAACATAATACATACTAAATATTGACCCATAATTAAAAACCATATTCCCATCAATATATATGCTATTTCTGCTAACATATTCCCCCCCTAATTCCTCGATACCCTTCTGCTCGCTGCTATCAGCTCAGCGGAAGTATCTAAAGCCTGTATGGTCTTGATTTTGATGATGAGGTCGGCTAACTTAGAAGCCCTGTTTGCATCTGTGTCTGATACATCAGCAGTATTTAGAGAAGCGTTAAAACATTCTTCTAATTGCTTTAATATCTTATCGTACATACGTTCCCCCTTTTATTTATATAATATCCCCAGATGTTTAAAATATTCTTCAATAAATGGTTTTAAGTTTTTTATTATTTCTTCTTTTGGGATATCTATATTGTATTCATCGTTTTTATCAGTAATATCAACTGACAGACCATTAAAACATTTGTCTTTGTCGGTTGAGATAAATACTTTATAATAAATATCTTTTTGTTTAAAATATTCATCGAATAAATACATCTTATTCCCCCCTTATTTTTCTTTCACATTGGCATATAGTGCCTTCAAATACGCTTTAGCCCTTGCACGGCTCATCGGCTTCTTGTTCTTCTTCTTGCCTGTATTCTGGTTAACTACATTACATTTATCGTCTTTGCCTGTTATCTTCCAGGGCATGGTAATTCCTCCTTATAACTTAAAATTATCCTTTAGCACTTGGCATAATATCCATCACTACAAGTCTCATTTTTATCGTAACAATAAGGACAATTATAGTGGATTCCTATATCAGGATAACTATATGATTTACCGCATTTTGTACAAGTTACATAAATATAATTTTGTACCATTACTTTAGTTCCTCCGTCCCTACACTGTCGCGGTATAGCGGATTGTCCTCTTTATATATCGGTATCGGTGAGTTCTGGTCGCCTGCGTAGCCTAAAGAGGACTTGTCTATCGGTTTCTCTACTTCGACAAAGTCTTCTTTTATTTGCATTTCCAATAGATATAGGTGACTCATAAGCATTTCACTTGGTAGCCCCCTATTGTAATACCCCTCAATAAACTGTCTTACCATTTTAAATATTTCAGTAATTAACATATCGTTCTCAGGCTCTATAAACCTAACAGTATGCGATATGTCCCCATGTATAGCTCTCCTGACTGTTTCTTTGCAATAACCAAGTTTGCGAAGTTCTTTATATTCTTTTTGTTTCTTATTCATACTTCCCCCTTTATTTAATGGGAAGACTCTGGTTATTCCCTATATATTCCGGAAATATATAAGTTAAGAATAACCAGAGCTACTTCCACTCTTTATAATCCTGAATATTTATTGCTATGCTTCTTAACATAGTCATAATCGTTATCTGCGTAGCCCTGGCTGGTGCTTTTGTATAATCCTATTTGCCTGATTGATATAGCCGAGTATCTAAGTGAAGCCCCTGCATGGTCATTGCCGTCTGCCTTTTCAGCGTCTGTATATTTCTGCAAGATATCATTCCACACTCTACCCCACATCTCTAAATGCTGTCTGCCTACTCTTGTTTTTTCTTCATCGAACCAACAGACCGGGAGCAATCCCTTTAGAACTTCTACGCTGTTTTCAAAAGAACAATTTTCTATTATTTTAAACTTAATTCCCACATCTGCGGCATGGTCAAGCCTTGTCCTTGCTATCTGCCCCTTGCCAACCATCTCTTTGACTGCGACATCCGGCGGTGCATAGTGTTTCCCGTATAAATAATTCTTGGCCTGTAGTAACTGCGCCCAGTAGGTGAATGTCCTTCCTGTTGCTTCTTCAAAATCAATATATCTTACTTCGTTCCCCATCTGCTGTACAAACCAGACTGCCATACTATTCTTGCTTATCCCTAAATCCCAGTAAGTATCTACTAATAATTCCTGCTCGTAAGGTACTTTGGTGATGTGTCCGTCATTGGCCAGTTCCTGTAATTCCCTGCCTATGTATGTGCCTTCAATACCCTGGTTAAATGAGCAAAAATACTCTTGATTAATGTGATCTTCTGACTTACCGTCATCACGTTCTTTTTGCAAGTCTGCATCGGTTACAAGCCTATTGCCGTTATGGTCGTAAGTATCTAAAACCGTGGCTAAAATTGTGTAACAGTCAGGATTGTTTTTGGCTAAATCCCATCTTGCCTTGTAATGATTATTCCCGTTAGGAGTGGAATTATACGATTTCCAACCCTTTGATTTCCTTATCATCGGGGATATAACTTCTTCGCCTCGTGGGTCCTGATAGGCAAACTCCGTAAATACCGCCCCGTTAGAAGGCTTACCACGCAAGGCTATGTATTGTTGTTTGTTCGTGCCAAAAACCTGTATAATTGATGTGCCGCCTATAGAGGCTACGGTAAGCTTCATGTCGGCATTATCTTTGTGAACTATCATCTCTTGCGGGATATACTTCCTCATGATGTCGTCGCCTTCTTCGTCTTTCCCTTCCCAGAAAGAGTCACGCCCTTGTTTTAGAAGAGGCCAGACATACTGATATGTTCCAGGGTGTTCAAAGGCTTCAGGCAGGAGTATCTCGCTTAACTCAAATAAATCCTTCCCGCCACGCCTATGGATAGTTTTCCATAATTCTTTGCCTTGTTGGAAGGCTATACAAATGGGGATTTCCCACGGATAGGGCTTGTAGTTATATGGTGAGTCTATGATGAGGTTCATTCTTTAGGTTTTTCCTCGCTGTAAATTACCTTCTTTAGCGTCACTGTCAGCGGTGATCCGTCTGCCCCGGTAAGCTCGTTCTTGGTAGTGGTAGGCACATACTTATTTATAAAGTCTTTTAGTAAGGTGTTATCTTCCATTAACTCTTCTATATAATGCTTTAATATGGTTGTATCATGGGTCTTATCGTATGCTAAAGCTGTATTGGTTAGGTCTTTAATGGTGTAGCCTTTCTTTTTCATACGACCTATTTTGTTCCCTTTAGCAAAATACCCATGTTCTGTTCTATCAACGGATTTTGACGGATTTACCGTAGCCATTACCAATCACTCTCGCTTATTTCTTCTATCGTCACCTTGAATACTTGCCCCCTCATTCCGGTCAGCTTAACTACTGCCTCAATCTCGCTTGCCGGTATATCCAGCTTAATCCTACTGTTCCCGTCTACCCCTGCAATATTTATGGCTGACAGGATATCAGGTAAAGAGGCTGTAAATATTATCTTTTCCATTCATCATCTTCCTTAATTTATTAATGGCTCTGTCCTTTATATCCTGGACTGTAGCTCGTGGTAAGTTAATTATCTCTTCTATCTCTCGTATTGAATAACCATCGCTATAATATTTAATAATTTCTCTTTCGGTTGAGGTTAATTTTTGTAGGCTTGTTTGGAAGTCAACTTTAAAGACAACTTTATCCTCATCAAAACTATTATTGTCTTCCCAAAATGGTCTGGAGTTTTCTGGCGGGATTATACCGTAGTTTTCTATCACGATTTTATTGCTTGTCATCTATACCCCTCTATTTTAATTATAGCGAAAAACTTGTCAAGTGTCCGACATATAGATGTAATTAACCTCCTTTTTATTTATTTAGTTTCTTTTACCCATTTCTCACCAGTCCAGACTTTGCGGTCCTTGTGGGTACATTTAGAGTAATCATCATCTTAACCCCCTTTAATTTATATTCATGTTAACGAAAATTCTAAATGCCAATGGCTCATGCTCTCACCTCCCCTCTATTTTATTTATCGCTTCAATCAAATCTTCTAAACACTTCACTAATATATACTGTCCACCTTTGGCCCATATATTGCCCTGAAATGCTAATTGGTTAACACTCTGCTTACCGCCGGGTCGCTTACATTCAATATATAGCGTCCTGCCATTCTTAATGGCGATAATATCAGGTATGCCTTTATAAGCTCCAAGCCCTTGCAAGATAGGAAAATGGAAATATCCTTTAAGTGACAGATAGTCCTTCACCTGACACTTGATGTCATTTTCGGTTATCTTTAGCTTTGCCTGTTTCGTCTTGCTTCGCCTCCTCTTTAAAATACTCTTCATTCTCACTACTAATAATTATTCTTGCGGTAGTATCATTATCTAAAGAAATAATTACAGCATAATTATCATAAGCATAATGGCTTGTTTCACCATCTATGTTCTCAAATACAGTTCCTTTCGGGATAACAATATCTTTCTTAGATATAAGTTTCATTTAATTCACCTCCTTTAAATATTTTTGTTCAAGTATTTCAATAAGATTTTTGAGTTGGACACCTATCCCACCTTCATTTTCTAAAATACCATTACCATAAAATTCTTTTAACTCTTTTACTATCTGCTTATACGCCTTTAGCTCTACATTCTCCGCTTTTAACGCCTCGCCTTGCTGGAGTAGGGCAACATATTTTTTTATAATTTCCACATCTAATAATTGGTCATTTTCTAATAACTCTATCGCCTCTTTAGTTTCCATCGCTTTCTACCTCCTCTCCCGCCAACTCCCGCTGAAGCAGGATTGCCTCGTCATCATCGACGGTGTTGTTGAGCAGGGCTTCGAGTTTAGCTTTTCTATTTAGCTGACCTATAGTTAACATTTTATTGTTCATCTTCCCCTCCCTATATAATTAGTAACTACGCCCATCGCATCTTCTAATCCCCTGATGCGAGTGTCCATATTAATTATGGCTACAAAGCTAAATATCACCATCAGCACCAGGACAATAATGATGGCTCGCTGGGTGCGGGTCAGTGCGGTCATGTTATTCCTCCTCCTCGAATATTAATATTTTGCCTTTTAGGATGTGGATGTCGTATATGTCAATTAATTCTTTTAACGATTTATTGGTATATCTTAAACTCCATTGGTAATCCTTACTTTTCTTATTAGCTTGACCATCAATTCTTATAACACTAAATAAATCTTTGTCATTTTCTCTACTTATTTCATTACTTAAAATACCATAATGAAATTCATTTTCTCCAAACTCCGTATACCTACAAGGCACAGGAAATTTTATCTTGTCGATGTTCTCGCCGTTTACCCAATTTCCTAAAGGTTTTTCTCTCTCTAATTCGCTATTACAAACAGGACAATATAATTTCTTTTTCTCTGCCTTCTTCACCTTCACTACCTTCGTTTCAAAATACGGTAACTTATTCACTTTTTTCACCTCCTTTTCTCTCTAACTCTATTTCTCTTTTTAAATTATCTTCCCTACATTTATCACTACAAAATAACCTGCCAGCAACAACATTGGCAATCTCGATATAAAATCGTTTACCACAGTGCCAGCAGTACACGGGGATTTCCGTTGTTTTCATTAGTTACCTCCTCCTGCCGTTTCCGGCATATTAAATTTACCTTTTAATTTATCCTTGATTCCCTCAATCTTCGCTAAGTGAACTTTTATCTGCTCAGGTGTAAACTTCGGCTCCAGCTTCATTATGTGCTTAGGCTGGGCTTCGCTGTCGGCCGGTCTGTCCTTTAGCGGGAACACCCCCTGCCAGCAATGGAATACGCTTTGGTTTAATATAGCAACCTGCTCTACTTTGTCTTTGGTTAATTTATCTAAATTATTTAACAACATTTCTTCAGCTTTATCAGTCATCGGTTTTTTAATCTTCTTTCTCATTTCCTTAAAATCTTTCCAGGCCTTTAAAAAAATATCACCTTTCTTTTCTTTATTATTATTTACTTTAGTTTCCTTTACTTTACTTTGTGGTGTTTCCGTAGCGGAAACTACAGGAGTAGTGGGGTTTCCGTCATCGATAACTGGCTTCTGCGGTCTATTTTGCCTCCTTTTACGGTAAACGTCCTCTATTCCCTTAACAAAATTTTCACACCAGATGACCTTTTTCGCCAATAATTCACCATCTATTGCGCCAACATCGGCAAGGGTTTTTAGGATATCGTGTGCTTTTTCTTCACTCACTTTAGTTTTCGCTATCAGAAACTCCCAGTCAGCCAGGTTATTGTAGTCATAAACTTGGTTGTCAGATGACCCTAACAGCTCTAATAACTTAAACCAAAATGCATAGCCGTCATTGCCGAACTTATTTTCCAATATAAATATCGTCTTGCCGTTCTGTATTATATGCGGAAAATAATCCACTGTATTCTTAATTGGTCTTGCCATTTATACCTCCACTAAAATAATCTTTCCTAAAAGATATCTGATACCAGACCTTTTTTTTATACCCCATCTTTTCAACCTTTTATAAATACATATTGAGGTCAAATTATATGCTTTAGCTATTTCATTAACTGGCACATTATCATTATATTTTTCAATGATATCCTTTTTTTCTTTCCAATTCATACTCTTACCCCACCCTCTCTACTAATCTCTTCCCAAAACTAAATACCTGCTGTATTACGTTCTTGTGAAAATACCTGTATACGCCGAACCCGACTGGCTTAAGTTTCGCTATCTGCTTTTTTGCCTTTGCCATTTCACGGTCTTTCCAGTCGAAATATTCGCTTCGTGTAGCCGGATAATGATATCCGCCTGGATCATCAGTAGTGGATAATATCGGGTAGCCTTCAAAGCGAAGTTCTTCAATCGCTTTTCTAATAGTCCTTGCTGTGATATGGTCGCCTATCCGCCTGATATACTCATCAGCTATAGCATACTGATTTATGGCTTCAGGTTTGCCTATGCGAGCTTTGATGATGTTAATTATTGTTTGGCTATCTATTTGCTTATTCATTTAGGTTTCCTCCTTTCTAATATTATTATTTTATTTCACTAACTCTCGCATCAACATTAACACTTCTTCCTTGATTGGTAACTCCTTCTATAACTGATGTTAATACAGCTAAATTAAGGTCAATTTTAATTAATTTTCCGGCAATAATTTCAAGTGCCTTCATTTTGCGGTATTCAATTTCATGTTCACATACTTGTCTAATTACATCCCAATCAAGTTTTCCATCTTTTGCCTTTTCTAAATATTCTAAATCAGTCATCTTACATTTCACCCCCTTTCTAATATTATTTTTATAGTAATCGCTTAAAAAATTATAGAACTTTTATAGTTCCCCCACCATATCAATCACCTTATCCCTCGCCCTAAGCACGCAGGAATAAGCAATCTCAGGCACTACGATAAGCACGGCAAGGCAAACTATAATTAGAAGCTCGGCAAGATTAAGCAAGTGCTTCATGGTCGGCCTCCTTATAATCTTCGAGTTCCCATTTGTCCATATTTTCCTGTTCGTATATTTCTATTTTAAATACAGGTGTAAGATTCCAATTCTTAATATGCCATCTTTCTCTTAATTTCTTTTTTTCTTTTGATTTCAAATTTTTATACCATTGATTAATTAACAAAAGATATTCATCTAATCCCTCAACCCACATTTTAATAGTCCTCTACTTCCTTTGGATTTTCATTATCAAAATTGCTCATAACACCACCGTCATAACGTTCTTCTTCGGTCAGGTCAGGCTCGGCAGGGTCAGTCCAGTCGTCACAGGTGTCCTGCTCGTTATAATAATCTTCGTTTTTCCAACAATACATATAATGTCTATTCCAATACATACACGTTCCGCAGGTGTAAACATTCTCTTTGACTTTCATATTAGACCTCCCTTAATTGTTTATATTTACTTTATAATAAATAGTCATAATTCTTTCACCTGTATCGTGTCCACCCCAATGGTCATCTTCTGCAATTACTTCTTTATCAACTCTATCAATAAGATATTTACCTTTCTTGGTATTATCTACTACCTCTTCCACAATCTTTAAATTCGCCTCGCTTGACATTGCGAACTTTTCTTTAATTAACATTTCCTTTACCCCCTTATTTTTATCCATACATTAAATCTATTATTTTATTCATTAATTCAAATTGTTCACTTGGACTTAATAATAAATAATTATTTAATAGAATATTTAAATCTCTTTCAAGATTACTTCTTCTTTCTATTTCCCTACTTCCCATTTTCCTTTCCTCCTTAATTTATTTTTCTAACCAATAAAAATTAGATATAATAGCGGGGCAGGCCTCGATAGGCTGACCTGCCCGTGGAGTGTAAAAATGAAAAAATTAGTCTGGCATGTCCCCTGGTGCGATATACTTCTCATCTGGAAACGCTGCTTTGTCATCCTTCACTTCTAACCCAGTCTTGACTATCTCACGTGCCTGCTTAATCTTGTCGGCTTTAGTGGCCTTAGGTTTTTCTTCCCTTCTTTTCCTCTCACCTAAAATTAACTTCTCTTTACTACCTATCCACCAATCATAAATATCAATAGCCTGTGATTTGGTTAATTTGCCCGGGTCCATTGCAGGAGTCATTTTGCCAGGTGCTTTGATATCTGCTTTGGTTAATAAATGGCTATGAAGGAATCCTAATGATATAACGTGTAATTTTTCATTTTTAATGCTATTCTCACACTTAGGACACTTAAAGCCATATACCCGAATCCCACAATCTTCACAAACAACCTCGCCATAAATTTGTTTCATCTGTATTTCACTGGGATGGTCGGTATTGTCTGGTGCTATTGCTTTTTCTGTTACTGTTACAACTTTCGCTTCCTGTCCATTACCCCCATTATCTTTGTTGTTATAAATAGTGGTTTTATCATTCCCTAAATATTCTTCCGGTAAATCCTCAACATCTTGGGTAAACAATTCTGATAAACTACCCACTAATAAAGCGGCGTCAATTAAGGCTCTCTTTTTAGCCATTTTCAATATGGTATTAGCTATCGAACATACATCTTCATTTTCTACTCTGTAAACTTTATACTTACCATATTTGCCATTAAGTTCTTTGTACCGTAGATTTTCCTTCTTTACATTGCTGGGTAATTTTTTTTCAGGTAGCCATCTATATCTGTATTTATCCTCTTTGGAACTGCAAAGCCCAACCCCCTGGACTATAAGGTTTTCACCAATCCATAAATTCCACCTTATCTCAAATTGAAAAAATTCTTTTTCCCAATCTTTTGTTTCATCTAACACATCAAAGGTTGACCTTAATTTCCCTAACACAACAATTTTTTCAGCTCCTGCCTTATATAGTGTCGGTTTAGATGTTCCAGGTATAGTACCGTAATCTTTGCCTTCCT